AGGGAACGTACAGAGAACAAAACCCGAAACGCAGTTGTGATATGTTGCACCCACGCTCACGACAAATTTCACTGAAATAACGCTATCACTTACGGCCACAAAATTTTTTAGCTCAGAATAATTTTTAAGGACATAATATGATTACATGGTTAAAGAACAGATGGATGAGTTACTGCATTGGTAAGGTTATTGATAATAATAAGTATTTAAGTGCAGGTTACAACTACACTGATGAGACTCCTAATGGTGATATTAAGTTTAAGTATTTAGAGATTAGGAAGGTTAACTAATGGTTGGTTATAAGGAATGGGATGAGTTGATGAAAAGGCGCAATAATGCCTCTCCCAAAAAAATTTTCCATAAGAATAAAGGTAAGAAGGAACTGATAAAGGCTATCAATGATGGTACAGCTACCAATACTGATGTTGCTGAGTATATAGGTTTGGACCAATGTATGTTATCCATTCACGACTTATGTCAGAATACATTACCTAACTACCTAGGCTCTATAGACGATGCCTTGACCTTAGTGACCCATAGACCACACTGGCACTATCAGTTGTTTAGTTGGCCTAGTGGTATGAAGTCATGTAAGTTGTTTCAGTTTTCAGCGGATAGTGAACAGAAAGAGTTTGTTGGTAGTCACGATAAACATATGCCTCCCGCTATAGTCTTAGCAGTATTAGAAATCAAATGATACATAAAGCATTATACTTAGAACGTAGAAAGCATAAGTTCAGTCAAACAGAGATTGCTGAGGTGCTAGGAATATCCCTACAAGCCTATAATCAAATGGAAAGCGGTAAGCGAGATACCTTGACCGTTGGTAACCTAGTCTTGATATGTCAGCACATGGGTATTCTCCCTGAAACAGTTCTTATTAGATCGAGAGGAATTGAGTGTGAAGTATAAGGTAACAGAGGTCTTTAAGAGGCCATCAAGTTCTGTAAAGGGCCGTACTGAGACTGACCACCATACAGTTATCATGGAAAGCGATTTAAGTGCCTATGAGGTTGCTCAGATGGTTATTAATGCCTCTAGTGGTCAAGACGGTAACTATAAACTGAGTGTAACGCATGAGCGAGATTAACTTAGAACTCTTTGAAAAGCAAATGATTGCCCTGAGTACCGATGCTACAGAGGTGCTATATGGAGGAGCAGCAGGTGGAGGTAAGTCGCACCTAATGAGGATTGCCGCTATAACGTGGTGTACCTCTATCGCAGGATTACAGATATACCTCTTTCGTAGGGTGAGAGATGATCTGGTTAAAACTCACCTTGATAGCCCTAAAGGATTCCGTAACTTGCTTGCCCCCTGGGTAGACAAAGGATGGGTTAAGATAAAAGAAGATGTTATAGAGTTTACCTTTAACGGGTCTAAGATTTACCTCTGCCATTGTCAGCATGAAACTGATGTGGGCAAGTACCTATCAGCCGAAATGCACGTCTTATTGATTGATGAGCTTACAACCTTCTCAGAGAATATGTATCGTCAACTTCGTGCGAGAGTGCGTATGGTTGGTATTGATGTGCCTGATCAGTATAAAGGTCAGTTTCCTCGTATATTATGCGGTTCTAACCCAGGCAATGTAGGCCACCTCTTTGTTAAAGATACCTTTGTAGATGGTGTAGAGCCTCTGAAAGTATCTCAAGCTACCCCTGAAGAAGGTGGTATGAAGCGTCAATATATACCCGCAAGAGTCAACGATAATCCCGCCCTTCTATTAGAAGACCCTAACTACGTTGATAAACTCAAAGGTATTGGATCAGATGCCTTGGTAAGAGCAATGCTTGAAGGTGATTGGAATATCGTAGAGGGTGCGTTTTTTGATTGTTGGTCAGATGACAAACACGTTGTTAAGCCCTTTAGAATACCAGACCACTGGATGCGTTTTATGTCAGGCGATTGGGGTTCTCGTAAACCCTTTGCTTTTCATTGGTTCGCTGTTTGTTCTGATGATACACAGTTAAAAACTGGTCAAATTATCCCTAGAGGGGCTTTGGTGGTGTATAAGGAATGGTATGGCTCTCCTGCCCATAAGGACGTTGGATTAAAGCTGACAGCCGAAGAGGTAGGCAAGGGACTAAAGGAACGTGTTGTTGAGCCTCTCTCCTATTCAGTGCTAGATCCTGCCGCATTTAACCAGGATGGTGGGCCTAGCATTGCTGAAAGAATGTATTCCGCAGGTAGCCCTATGTTTGTCAGGGCTGACAATAAACGTGTCGCCCGTAAAGGTGCAATGGGCGGTTGGGATGTCTTACGAGCTAGATTAGTTGGCGAAGAACACCCTATGATTTTTTTCTTTTCAAACTGTGTTGATATTATTAGAACACTACCCGCTATGCAACACGACCAAAACAATCCAGAAGATTTAAATACACATATGGAAGACCATGCCGTAGATTCCGTGCGTTATGGCTGTATGTCAAGGCCATATGTTGCAGGAAAGCCACACATTGAGAATAAAGTGTTGCATAAAAGCACCTTTAATGACATACTGCGTTCAAATGCGAACAAACGGGGAACAGATAGAGGATATGTTTAGTGGATAAATCAAGCCAACAAAAGTTTTGGGCCTCACAAATTGCTTCTGCTAAACTTAGAGAAGATAAGTGGAGAAAGCAAGGCGATAAGATTGTAGATATTTATCGTAAGGGCATTGGTGCTAACTATTTCAATATCCTGTGGGCTAATACAGAGATTCTTAAAGCGGCTACTCTGTCCAACATCTCTCCTCCAAGCGTGACAAGACGGTATAAAGACGAAGACCCTGTTGCAAAACAAGCCTCAGACATTCTTGAAAGAGCCTTGGAATTTGTAGCTGATGACGAAGATTGGGTTAGAAACCTAAGAAAGTGCCGTGACGATATGCTTTTATGCGGTCGTGGGACTATGTGGTACGAATACGATGCAGACTTTGACCTTGTTCCAATGGAAGAAATGAAAATGCCACCTCAAGTTGATGAGGCTGGTGAATTAATAGAATCTGAGGCTATTTATCATATTGGAGGACAAATAACCAAGCCTGATATGATGAAAGACGATGGTGCTTATCTTGAGGTGCAAGGTCAACAACGCATTACACCTAAATACGTTTATTGGAAAGACTTGTTGCACTCTGACAGTAGATCAGAAGAGGACGTATGGTGGAAAGCTCGTAGACATGGTTTAAATGTAGATGAAATCACCTCACTTTTAGGTGAAGAGGCCACTAAGAAGATTGATCTACCAGAAGTTACCAATGATACTAAGACAGAAGTCTATGAAATCTGGGAAATCTGGTGTAAGACGACCCGTAAACGTATTTGGTTTACTGATAGAGCGCATGACACACTAGAAATCGAGCCAGCTCCTTGTCAACTGACCACCTTCTTTCCTTGTCCTAAATCACTATACCCGTTTGAAACAACAAATACAATGGTTCCTGTGCCTGAATATACTGTTTATCAGCCACAAGCACAAGAGTTAAACGTGATTGTCAAGAGGCTAACAAGACTTACCACTATGTTAAAAGTTGCTGGTGTCTACAATGGAGCGTCTGCTGATGCTGTGATTGATATGAACATCTTAGGTGACGGTGAGTATAAAGCCATTCAGAACGCAGGATCATTCCAACAAGCTGGTGGTTTCCAAGGAGCCTTACATTCCTTACCACTACAAGAGATTATCACCACGATACAGGGCTTAGAGGCTCGTAAGGGTATCATTAAGGGTGAGATATACGAGATTACAGGTATATCAGATGTTATAAGAGGCGACACCAAAGTTCACGAAACCGCTACTGCTCAGAGGTTGAAAGGGTCGTATGGTTCGCTCAGACTTAGACCACGCAGAGAACCTATGGAAGAATTTATTCGTGATGGATATAGAATCATGTCTGAACTTATCTCTGATAAATTTACTGCTTCCAATTTAGAGCGTATGACAGGCTTAGAGGCTAATGAAGAGGTCATGGAGCTACTGCAAAATGACCAAATGAGAAGCTTTCGCATTGATGTAGAAACTGACAGTACCGTACAACCTAATGAAGAGATAGATCAACGTAGGGCAATGGAATACGGTAATGTTGTTGGTAACTTGCTGAGTCAAGCCCTACCTGCTGCACAAGCCTTTCCTGCACTTGGACCTTATCTTGGTGAGTCGGTTAAGTTTATCTCTCGCCAGTTTAAAGCGGGTCGTGCATTAGAAACCAGCCTTAATGCTGTGATAGAGCAACTACAGCAAGCTGCTCAACAACCTCCTCAAGAAGAGGGGGATGGTAAGGCCCAGATTGAACAACAAAAACTTCAAATGGAGCAAATGAAGGTTTCTCAGGATGGGCAGATTGCTCAGATGGAAAATCAAACTAAAATGCAGATTGCTCAGACTAATGCCCAGGTTAAAGTAATGGACACTCAGACGAGAGCGCAGTCAGAAGCCGATAGAAACGCTACAACTATTAGGGCTAATGAACTTGATGTGTTGGCTAACAGGCAAGCTAGTTGATGATAGTGCCTGAGAAGATACACCCTAGAACGGGTATGACAATAACAGTCGAGAGCTTTCATAGAGGCGAGATCAAACTTGCTTATAGGAAGTTAAAGACTGAGATAAAAAGATACTTGGACTTTAGACTGCGTTCTTTAAAGATGCGGTTTAAGCAGAAAAAGGTTGATTTAGTGTTCATAGAAAAGTGTGAACATTGGAGAAAAAACGGTGGTCTTACGGTTGTCACAGATGACACGACAGACCCGTTTAAGTCTATGGCAGATGGTAAATACTATACGAGCAAAAAGAAGTATAGAAATGAAGTGTCAGCTAGGGGCTATGAAGAGGTAGGAAACGACAAGCAAGAGCATCGTGTAAAGGACGCTTATTGGGCTGCTAAAAAACACGATAAGGACATCAAACAGGACATCGCAGAGGTTTTAAATGGCTGAAGAAATTGAAGAGACAGAGGTAGAGCAAAGTTTAGAAGATACTATAATGGCGGCAATGGAAGCCACAGAGGCCGAAGAAGTTGCAGAGGAGGCCGTAGAGGAAACATTAGAGGCCGTTGAAAGTGACGTAGACCCTATTGCTCCTGAGGAAGAATTGGTTCAAGGCTTACTCCCACATGAGAATTGGGATGAAGCAAGAACAAGTGCCTTTAATAATTTAGGCGAAAACGAGGAAGCAAAACAAGTCTTTATGGATAGCTATAAATCCCTAGAGCAAGGCTTCCAAAAGAAATTCGATGGTTTGGCAACAGACCATAAAGAATATGAGCAAATTGTGGGCTTAATGACCCCCTTTGAGGCTCAGTTGAACGCACAAGGGTTGAGCCGTTATCAAGGTATTCAACGTCTTGTTGGTGCAGAGCAACTGTTATCTCAAAACCCAGTTAATGGGCTATCACAATTGGTTCAGCAATACGGTGGGCAGGATGCGAAAGCTATCGTTCATCAACTTGCACAACAATACGGTATTACAGAGGCCGCAAATAATGAGAGCGAAGCCTATGTAGACCCAGAGATAAAAGCGTTGCAAGACCGCCTTTACGCAAGTGAGGCTAGAGAGCAACAAAATTTAAATAATGCACGAGCTACGCAACAGCAAGAAGTAAACAACCAAGTTACATTATTTATGGAAGCTAAAGACGATACAGGGAATCTTTTACACCCCCACTTCAATAAGGTTGAGCCAATAATGGCAGCTTTAATGAATCAAGGGATCAACGAACCTTTGGATGATTTATACCAAAGAGCCGTTAGACAAGACCCTGACTTATGGAAAGGACTAGTGGAAGTGGAGCGGAAAACCGTTTCAGATACCCTGGGTAATGTCCGTAAGGAAGAAGTCTCAGCCTCTAAAAGAGCATCACGAAATGTGAGAACAAACAATGTTGCTCCTGACGGTGAAGTCTCCGAACCAGATGATGTACGGGCGAGTATTCAAAAAGCTATGCAAGCAAGTGCTGTATAATGGAGATAAGTTATGGCTTCTGCCAATAGTAACTTTGACGAAATTGTAACCACTACCCTAAAAAACAGAACGGGTAAGATTGCAGATAACGTCACAGCCAACAACGCATTATTGCGTGAGTTGTCTAAAAAGGGCAATATAATGCTCGAAGATGGTGGTCAGACTCTTGTAGAAGAGTTAGACTTTCAAGAAAACGGAACCTTTAAGTATTACTCAGGTAATGAGTTGCTTAATGTTGATGCTACAGACGTAGATAGTGCGGCTGAATTTGATTGGAAACAGGCTGCTGTATCAGTCCAAATTTCTGGTCTTAAACAACGTCAAAACAGTGGTTCTAACCGTGTAATCAACTTACTTGCCGCTAAAATCAAGAACGCTGAAAATACAATGGCTAATAACCTTAGCACTGGTATCTTCTCAGACGGAACTGGTTCTTCTGGTAAGCAAATTGGTGGACTACAATCACTTGTTGCTGATGCCCCTTCTACGGGTACAGTTGGTGGTATTAATAGAGCAAATTACTCCTTCTGGCGTAACGTAGCTTATGATGCTTCCTCAGATGGTGGTGCTGCTGCAACTTCTGCCAACATTCAAGACTATATGAACGCTGTGTGGATTCAATTAGTTCGTGGTGCGGATTGTCCAGATACAATTATTGCTGACAACAACTACTACAACTTGTTCCAACAATCTCTACAATCTATCCAACGGATTACCTCAGCTAAATCAGGTTCTGCTGGATTTGAAAGTTTAGAATATTGTGGTTCAGGTGGTTCTGCTCCTGTTGTTCTCGATAATGGTGCTGGTGCAAACCATATGTATTTCTTGAATACTGACTACTTATTTTTCAAAGCTCATCGGGATGCTAACTTTACAGTAACTGATGAAAAACAATCAATTAACCAAGATGCTATTGTAAAGCAAATCTTGTTCATGGGTAACATGACTGCAAGTAACTGTTCTTTACAAGGCGTTCTTAAAGCATAGAAAGGAATATATTATGTCTGGTTTTGCACAAGGTTTAGACCTTACAAGAATCGATACCGATCCTGAATTTGCTCTAGGGCAAGAGGCTACTGCGGCTGACGGAAACACTTACCGTTATTGTCAATACGAAGCTGGTGCTGCTGCTGTTTCTGGCGTTGCTGGTGAAGTTGCATATTACGATGGTGCGGCTGCAAGTGCTACTTTTGTTGTTACTTCTGACGTGTCAGATAGTGTCGGCATTGGTGCTGGTGTACTTCAAGCTATTATGGCTGATGGTGAATATGGATGGCTCCAAACTCGTGGGCCAGCCACACTTAGCATTGCTCTAACTGCGGGTGCTGATGGAAATGCGTTAACAGCAGTTGGTGCTGGCGATGGAACACTTGATGTTTCTGGTGCTGTCACTGACTTTGTTTGTGCGATTGCTGATGATATTTCTGAAAAGAAAATTATCTGCTTATTTCCTTAATCTTAATGGGGAGGGCTTCGGCTCTCCCCTATAAGGACGTTAAATGACAAAAAGTGTTATTAAAATGCCACAACGTGCGCCTAAAAGGAATAGGACGAAAGACGGTGGTGGTGTTAAAGAGGTTCATGATAAGGTTCGCCAGGCTATCAAGATAAAAGCTATTGCTAACAGGCTTGAGAGTAATGCTTTGGGTACACTGACTAACCCACAAGGGCAACCAATAGAAATGACTGCTGGGCAGTTAAAAGCAAGCGAACTTTTATTGAAAAAAACTCTTCCTGATTTGTCTAGCCAAGAAATTAATGCAGGTGAAGGTAGTGCTATTGTTGTTCCTGTGTTAAATATCTCACACAGTAAACTGGAATCATCATGAAAGAGTTAGTGGAATCTTTCACTGAGCAACAATTAGACGATTTAAAATTTACGGACTTGCAAGAACTGTACAAAAAATCATTACTTCGTATCAAAGAGTTAGAGGAACAAAAGACTTGTAAACAGAAACACCTAGAACATAAAAACCAATATCAAGACCAAATATAAGGACATATAAATGGACATCGACAATTATACAGCTACACATCGCATTGATGGAAATATTGTAACTATCGCAATGGAGAGAATTAAAAATAACTTTAAAACCAAAGAAGAGGGAATACCAGTATTTGAAGACGTACCTTTTATTCGTATTGTAACACCCTCTAGTAAAAATCAAGTAGTTCATAGAAAACTAACAGTAGATGATAAAGTATCTTATAAGGCAGTATGGAATCAGTTTGAGGCTAAGGAAGAGCATAAGGCTTCTGGAACTCCGCTAACACAATGGCCTGAAATGGAAGCAGGTTTAATACCTGAATACGAGTTTCAAAATGTCTTTACGGTAGAAGACTTAGTAGTTGTAAGTGATGTTAATTTACCAAATCTAGGTATGGGTGCTGGTGGGTTACAAGAAAAGGCAAAGATTTTCCTTGCCAATAAGGGTAAAGGTGATGTAGAGTTAGCAGAAGCTAATGACCGCATCGCTGATTTAGAGAACAAATTAGCTGAATTGATGGACACTCTTGCGGTGAATCCTGATGTTTTAAAGGAAACACAGGATGAGTCTATTAACAATAGTACAAAACACACTAAGAGAAATCGGAGGCTTTGAAGTCCCGACCTCAGTTGTTGGCAATACCAATGAAACTGCGGTACTTTCCTTAGCACTCGTAAACCGATCCTTAAAGGAAACGGCTAAACGAACACGTTGGCCCAATCAAACAGTCAGAGGCTCAATCACAACGCAAGCCTCTACTGACGAGTACGCTCTCCCGTCTGACTTCAAGGCGATACTAAATGATAGTATGTGGGATGATACTAATAACCGTAAGGTCTTTGGCCCTATCAGTGTGACTGAGTGGGAATACTTCAAGAATACCGATATAACAGAGCAGTCCTTGACTCGTTATATGCGTATCTTTAAATCAGCATCAGGCAATAATCGTGTATTTTATTTATATCCTACACCTGATAGCGTGGCTACAATCAACTATGAATATCTTTCAAATGCATTAGCACAGAGTTCTGGTGGCACAGCACAGGAAGTTTTTCTTGCTGATACTGATACAGGTCTTTTAGATGAAGATACGGTAGCATTAGGCTTTAAGTGGAGAATACTGAAGTCTCGTGGATTACCATACGCTGAAGAATTTAGAGATTATGAGTCAGCCGTTGAAGATAGCATCAATGACACTGGCGCAGGTATTATAAGCTTAGGAGGACCGAATCCTTCTTCTGCCTTTATATTCGTAACTCCTGAAGGTAGTTGGGGATATAGCCCATGAGGCAACCTTTAGGGGACAATAGAGTATTACAACGTACTGCTGAAGTCTTTGCACTTCCGTCACCTACTGGTGGCTGGAACGCTAGGGACAATCTAGCTGCTATGCCCCCTCTTGATGCAGTTAAAATGGTCAACTTTTTCCCAGAAGTTGAAGGTGTTACCCTCCGTAAAGGCGATGTCCTCTTTGCGGAAGGGCTGTCAGGGGAGGTTGAGTTCTTGTTCGAGTACGAGAGTGCAACAACAAATGATCTA